CCTAATATTCGTATATTCGTATATTAGCCAAGTGCTTGGGGCTTGGGTATAAGCTAATATTCGTATATTCTCATATTAGTATATATCACAAATCGTATATATCATAAATCTAATATATCAATCACTAATATTCATATATTCGTATATTCGAATAATCACTATAGTAGAATCTCGATATATTCTAATATTCGTATATATCTAAAATCGTATATTCAAATATCAGTATATTCGAATATTCGCATAGTAGGGGGCCCTGAAGTACCAGGGGCCAGGGCTATATGTCCGGGGAACTTTTTTCACCGAAACGACTTTTATGGCCTGCTACCTAGCCCTTGGGACTTGGGGCTTCGTGCTTAGGAGTTGGTAGTGAGGCTTCGTACTTAGGATTTAGTAGCTGAATCTAGAGCTAAGACCCAAATTCATGGACCCCCAATCAAAGTATTGTACTTTGAGATCCATCAATGTATAATGACTACATGATACCCGCACTTAAAACCCGGAGCACCGCTCTTCTTACTGCGATCCAAGAGCAGTTTCCCAATTATCATCCCCTCATTGCTATCGCACAGATAGCTCACTCTGATAAGGCGGATCTGGAACTTCAGTTTCAGTGCCATAAGACAATCGCCAAGTACATAGAGCCAGAACTCAAGGCTGTTGAAGTTAAAACTGACATTAACGACCGATCCATTGTTAAAGTCAGCTTGTTCGAAGAAATTTCAGACGCTGAAATCTTGTCTGAAACCCCTCAAATCCAGAACTGGTGAGCCAAATGTCCGAACTTATCGAAACTCCGATGATCCATACCATGCAAGGCAATCAGCCTATCGCTGATTTGGAGTATTCTACCTCTTGGGAAGTAGCAGACGAATATACGAAATTCATCGAAACGTATAAACTAAACGGTGAAATAGTCCGTCAGTCAGCGCATGTACTAGCCAAGCAGGGTCTGTTTGGCGAATCATTAACTCAAACCCTTTAAGGACTAATTATGGCTAACACTCAAGGCATCGGCGGCGCAGCAAAACAGGCTGCACTCGCATCAATCGTTAACGGCAAGGCACTTAAAGCAGCATTGTTCTTGGCCTCAGCTACTCGTGGGCCGTCCGACGCGACCTATTCCACTACGGGCGAAGTGTCTGGCGCCGGGTACACCGCTGGCGGAGTTGCAGTCACTAACGGCAACTCTGCGGGTTTGACTGGCACTACGACTTTCTGGACTCCGAGCGCATCGATTGTGTATTCGTCCGTCACGCTGGCAACTGCATTCGATGCAGTGATGATTTATTCGACCGCTGACGCGAACCGCAACATCGGTACGTTCACGTTCGGCTCGACCACTGTGTCTGGCGGCAACTTCACGCTGACCATGCCGACAAACGACGCATCCACCGGTCTTGTGCGCTTCGCATAAATGGCAGAACTTCTCATCAAGGCCGCAGCGCCCACCAACGTGATGCTATGGAGTGCCTGACATGCTTGCTAATGGCGTAAAAGAAACCACAGCTACCACCGGCACCGGCACGGTCACGCTGTCCGCCGCCGCTGGTTTCGTGCGGTTCGCCGACGCATTTTTAGTTGGCGATCGAGTCAGCTATGCGATTTCCGATGGCAGTAACTGGGAATGGGGTATCGGCGAGGTCGCGGCTGGAAACACCCTGGTACGGAAAATTTCCACGGCCAAGCTCGAGTCCGGTGTTTACTCCAAGTACCCGGCGACAAAGCTCAGTCTGTCCGGCAGCGCTACTGTGGTGGCTACTGCAACCGATCACGTCAGCGATCCGCAGCATGTGAGTAGCGCAATCGCCTGCGTTTACTCGTCGCATATGCTACGCACGTCGAACTATTTCTCGACGCAGTCTTGGAGCGGCGCCATCGTTTTCCCTTTTATTCCGCCGCCAAATTTCAGCGGCGTGGCAAGCGGAATGCGCATGGAGGTAACTGCGGTCGGCACGGCAACGAAGGCTAGGATTGGGGTCTGTAGCGTCGACGATCTGAGCGCAAGCCGGTTCGGAAAAGGGAAGACGCTGCTCGCACAAACCGTTGACATGAACCTGACGACCACCGGCATAAAAGCGGCGTCGTTTGTCGGAGGCGCGCAGGTAAATATCAATCGCCCGTATGCGCTGTTCCTGCTAATGGACGGCAATGCCACGCTCAGATGCACCGACGGCGCTGTTGCGTTGCCCGGCCTTGCGCAAGAATCCAGCGGCGGGTTTCCGCGCGGAAACTACAGCAGTACCGCGGCTACTGCCGGCTGGACGCAAATCGAACAGTCGTATCTTGATGCGTATCACAGCGTCGGCGACTGGTTGAAACACCCCCTTATTGGATTCCTGATGACATGATTAACTACATCGAAAAAGGATACGGGCTGCACGCAGCAATCTCGGCGGCCGGGCACAGCCTTATCGAGCGGGACGGTTCGTGGGTCGCGGACGACGATGCGGCCGTGCAAGCTGTTATTGATGCCTATACTGCTGCGGAGACAGCGGCGCCCATCATCAGCGAGATCAAAGCGCACGCGCGCGAGATCATTCTCACCCGCTATCCGGATTGGAAACAGACGAACATGACTGCGCGCTCGGTAGAACTCACCGAGCGCATTGCTACGGGCGGTGCGCTGACCACGGCCGAGCAAGCTGAGCTCGACGCGATGAAGGCAGTGTGGTCGTGGATCAAGAGCGTGCGGGCCGCGAGCGACGCCCACGAGGCGGCGGTTGCTGCATTGGTCGCTGCATCCGATTTTGCCGGAATACTGATGTACGACTGGCGTGCGGGATGGCCTGAGTAATGAGCTTCGGCGCCGAGGCACTAGGCACACTTCCGCTTGGAACTTTTGAGGTTGGGGCGGGGGGCGGCACCACCACCTACAACCTATCTGGCTCGGCTGTCTCAGCTTTGGCCAGTACATTGTCCGCAGAGATTGATGTTGCGATCAATGGTGTATCAGTTACAACATCAACTGGAACACTGTCGCCAGCCATTGAGGCTACATCTTCAGGCTCAGCAGTTTCTGTATTGTCTGGAAGTATTTCACCTAGTCTTGAAGTTGCTCTATCAGGTGAGTCTGTAGCAACAAGTGCTGGCACAGTAAGCTCTGGCTCTGATACCGTTCTGGCACTGTCTGGTTCACAAGCAACCTCATCGGTTGGGCCGCTGTCGATTGCTGTTGACGTCGCGCTATCCGGTCAATCGGTAAGCGCAGAAACCGGAATCGTTGGCTCTGGATCAGACACGACACAAGCACTGTCTGGCTCAAGCGTAGCGACTCAATCCGGCACATTGGCTCAAGACACAGACCTCGCTCTTAGCGGCTCGGTAGTAGAAGTTAGTGCAGGAATCATATCCGGTATTGAAGGGGTTGAGCGCACACTTACTGGCTCAGCTGTCACATCAAATGCAGGCAATGTATCAGAATCTATTGAAATTGCTCTCACTGGCCAAAATGTCACTACAGAGTCCGGATTTATTGGAGCTGGTGCGGATGTAACCAAAGCATTGACCGGATCCCAAGTCACAGTTGCTCAGCAGACACTTTACTCAGATATCGCAGTTACTGCAGTTGGCGCGGCTTCTACTGTGGTAGTAGGAAGTATCTTTGGTAACTCTGAAGTTGGGCTGCTGGGTATCGAGCTTACACCGACACTTGGAGCCTTCGTTCCAAATATTACCTGCTCAATCAATGGATCTCAGGCTATAACTTATACTGGGATTCTGACTGGGTATGATGTCCTTAATATTGTACGAAATGTGGTAGCGAGAAATGCTTACGTATCTAGCAAGGTATCGAAAACTTCTATACTATCCTTCAAAGTTTCTAAAGGTGTGCAAGTATGAGCTATGACTTAGTGACCGGCGATACCGGCTCAGTTTTATCTATTACAGTATTAGATAGCGATACTGGATTAGCTAAAGATTTGACTGCTTGCTCTGTAATCTTCCGTTGGGAGGGTGAAACTGGAACTGTGGTTAATAAGACCGCAACTATATCGGATGCAGCTAATGGTGTAGTTCAATATCAATTCAGTGCAGGAGAGATTTTTGCTCCAAAGATGCGAGTTGAGGTAGAGGTAACAGATGGCACTGGGCTCATTGTTACTGGCACTGAGCTCATTGATCTTACTGTTCGGGAACAGCTTGGATAATGACTGAATTTAAGCTGTACCCAAAGCAGCAAAGGGCTTTGGTAACTCCTGCAAATGAGATTTTGTATGGTGGTGCTGCAGGTGGAGGTAAGTCATACCTGGCTCGAATCTCTTCAATTGTGTATTCATTGGAGGTTCCAGGTCTAATAACTTACCTGTTTCGTAGGACTTTTAAGGAGGTGCTATCGAACCATGTGTATACTCCAGGCGGATACTTAGAGTTATTGCAAGATCTGATTGAGCAAGGTGAATGTGTATTTAGTAAATCGGATTTTAGTTTTACATTTCCATCAACTGGAAGTCGTATTCAGCTGGCACACAGCCAGTATGAAAGCGATATTTATACCCATCAAGGAGCTCAGATTGGCTTCTTGATTATTGATGAAGCTACACACTTTACTCCGTCAATGATTCGCTTTATTCGGTCACGTGTTCGTTTGGGCTCGATGAAGGTTCCAGAACGCTGGAAGGGATTATTCCCAAGGATTCTATATACGGCTAACCCTGGAGGGGTGGGGCACCACTACTTCAAGAGCAACTTCGTCGACTTTGGTGGCGGACATGTATTTAAGGCCCCAGAAGATGAAGGTTCGATGAGGCGGGAGTACATCCCATCGAAGCTGCAAGATAACAAGGTTCTGATAAATAATGACCCGGATTACGCTGCACGATTGAAAGGTATGGGTGATACAGCTATCGTTCAGGCGATGCTAGAAGGTGATTGGGAGCTATTAAGTAGTGGTGGACTGGCCGACCTGTGGCGTGGTAAATATCATGTCATTAAGCCATTCAGTATTCCACCCACTTGGACCATAGATCATGGGTATGACTATGGGTCATCTAACCCAGCAGCATATTTAGTGTTTGCTGAAAGTGATGGTACTGATTTTGTAGATGCAGATGGTAATGAGGCTTGGGTCCCTAAAGGTACGGTCTTCATTATCGGTGAAGTATATTTCGCAAATAAACGACATGAAGGCCTAAGACTTACTGCTACCCAGCAAGCTGAGAAGATTAATGCATATCAGCGAGAAGAGGGCCTTAAGGGTAAGGTTAAACCAGGACCTGCGGATAACAGTATCTTCAACAGTGAACCTGGACATACATCAGTTTCGGATGAAATGGCATTAAGTGGAGTCTACTTCACTCGGTCTAATAAGGCCCCTGGATCAAGGGTCTTGGGACTTCAGGTAATACGTGAACGTTTAAGGGCCGCCACTCAACGACCAATGGAACGGCCTGGATTGTTCATATTTAATAACTGTTATCACACAATTCGTACTCTGCCTAACTTAGAGAACGATGAGAAGAACCCTGAGGATATTGATTCTCATGGTGAAGATCACTTATACGACGTGGTTCGCTATCGCCTATTACGTAGTGCTACAATGGCCAAGACATCTAAAGTGAAAGGGGCTTAAAGTGCCTGTCAATTCTAAACACCCTCTATACATGGCATTTGAAGGTCAGTGGACCAAGTGTCGTGATGCTTTTAATGGTTCGGATGCTATTAAGGCTAAAGGCTCATCGTATCTTCCACGGTTGATCGATCAACCTATGGATGAGTATAATGCATATAAAGATCGAGCCTTGTTTTATTCGATCACCTCTAAGACCGTAGAATCTTTGGTCGGTCTGGCGATGCAGAAAGAACCAATTCTGAAATTCCCAGAGCAGATGACAAAGTATTTCAAGGACAATAGTGGCGTAGAGTTTTATGAGCTGCTTAAAGGTGCATACAGTGAGACTATGCTGATGGGCCGTCTTGGTGTACTGATTGACAGAGCTATAGATGGAGGCCATGCAAAACCTGCACCATATGCTAGCGAGTCCATTCTGAACTGGGAGACTGATTCAAACGGGTTATTTACCTTCGTGGTACTCCATGAAAGCATTTTGCAGCCTGAGGCTAATGACCGTTATGTGAAGAAGTATGTCAATCAATATCGTGTACTTGAGATAATTGAGGGTGTGTATCATCAGACGATTTATGATGAGAAACTTCAGCAAGTAAGGACCTTCAAGCCTACTAATACTGGCGTCGAAATGGATTTTATTCCGTTCTTCGTAGTGACGCCATCAGGAATTAGTTCGGTAGTCGATAAGTCTCCTATGGCTGATATTGTAGAGGTAAACATCTCTCACTATCGTACTAGTGCAGACTTAGAAC